TCATCAAAAATGTAATTTTTGTGATAAGACTCATCGGAGGTATTTTGAACTCCAGATCTCATAAAACTTCTACCTTGGAAACTAGAACTTGTTGATATTCCAGACCAATCTCTTTCGTCAGGTGGATTTGTTGTAGATCCAATTGGAACATTTCCAAAAGGAGCTTCTACAAAATTTAAATGGTTATCGACTATATTGTAATTTCCTGCAATTTTAGTTACAAGTGTTCCAGTGCCATAACCGGATAAAACAGTTCCCAACCAAGGTCTACGAACTCTAATTCTATTCGTACTTCCTATACCAACACCTTCTATCTTCATTATTTCATTACCAATCTGAATAATATCAGATCCAAAGAAAGATGTTATTCCACTAAATTCAATCACATTATCAACAACTCTAACTTGATTTGCAAGAGTAGTTGTTACTGCTGTAGATACAATTGGCGATTGTATAATATTATCAATAGCAACAATACATTTTGCATTTTGATTTACCGCAATAAATCTGTGAGAAGTTCCAATACCAACACTTTCAAGATCAACTACAACTGGAATAGATTTGAGAGCATTTTCTGGACTTGTTGCAATTTTAATTATATTGTCATCAATCTTTACTGCATATAGATTTTCATCTGGCAGGAAAGTTGTGCTTGCAGCACCAACAAAACTTGCCGTAGCAATTCCAATTGCAGAAGAAGCAGTGCCAACATGATTGTATCTCAGTTTTTCTCCACTTACAAAGAAGTGATTTGGAATTTTAATTGCATCAGTATCAACATTAATTACGTCAGTACTATTACCTAAGAAATATCTTTCAAAAATTGGTTCGGTTTGATGCGTAAGCATAAACTCTCTCTTGATGTCAGATTCTGTTCCAAAATATTCTCCAATAGAATCATCAATAGAACCATTAGTAAATGATATTTGAGTTGGCAGTGTAATATCTTCATTAACAGTTAATGCATTCATAAAAACATTAACAACAGTATTAATACTAGCATTAGGAGTAAACACTAATGATACAGTTCCTGCTGTAGAGACTCTCGATCCAAAAGTTCCAAGACCGGATGCAGTTTCAATATTTGCATACTCTGTCATAAAAGTATCATAGGATCCAGTTACATCAACATAATCATCAACGACAACTATCTCAGACATTTGAGTAGATGAATTAGTTGTGTCTGTGACCTGAACTATAAAATATGCTCCGTCAAAATTATTATCATATTCGCAAATAGTAGTAATTCCGGGGGATCCTGATGAGGAAATGCTTGTAGTTCTTCCTTCAAGTTTTGATCTTCTAAGATTGATTGTCCCAATTCCAGTAAATGTATCACTGGAAAGTCCAACAACTACGGTATTAATAGATCCAGTAGTTGCAATTCCTACAGCTGTTGGAATAAAATCAACCTTTAGATTTGATCCATCAATATATGCATGATATGTCCCTAAACCAGTTATTGAATATTCCCCAATACTTGTTGATAGTCTTCCATATTCAAGCATCTCTACATTATTAGAATCATGTATGATATTAAGTTCAACAGCCTCAAATTCACTATTCTGAGATATATCCGGATTTATATTGACAAGAACTTTTGCACTAGTGTAAGTATCTCCAATTGATACGATAGTTTTTGTTGTATTTGATGGAATTTCAATACTGTCGGTATCAATTAAAACTACACCACCAAGACTGGTGCTTCCTGTACCGAGAACAGAACCGTCTAAAACATATGATAGTGTAGCAACATCATAATCGTTTATTGTTGATCTAATTGGATGGAATTCTAATCTTCCATCAGATCCACTCACTGAGAAGTCAAATGACCCCTGATCATATTGAGTTTCGACTCTAGCATATTGATTAATATATCCTCTCGAATCATCATGCAGAATATCGACAAGCATTAATTGTCTCTGAGCAACAAATCTCTTATCTCTAATATAAGTGATGTATTTTTGGAATCTCTTAGATGAAATTGGGAATGTGTCAACAATGCTAAAGTCTGTTGGTCTTGGATTGCTATTAAATTGACCACTTATATCATCAATAACTAAAACTCTATTTCCAACTGATTCGAAGAAGTCCGTTAAAATTCTATTAGAAAATATAATTTCATTGGATATAAATTTGGAATTTTGAATTAGATTATTTTCTTTAACCAAATCAAAATCATACACGCAATTTAGACTTGCAAATCCATCTAAATTATTGACCACATTTAAGTAAGTCGATGCAGTCGTAAGTCCAACTGACATACTATTAGTATTAATAGTCTCTAATTGATAATCAGAGAATTTTTTAAATCCTAAAGTATGATTAAGACTAGAAACTGAGTCTTCCCAAGTATTATATGAAACTTTTGATTTTAATGAATATGAGAATTTTTGATAATAAAAACTATCTTGAAGTTTTTGAATATCTTTATTTAAGAATCCAGTATCCTTCTGCCATCCTTTAATTGATTTTGAATATGAACCTAAATTGGAATATGTGTCAAAATATTTTATAGATGATGCAATTCCTTGAGTTTTGGAAGTTGATCCTTTTATAATTTCTCCAACAGAAAAATTTTCATTGGAAGAAACTCTAAGAGTGACAACTTTTGAATCCCAACTATCTACAATTCCAGTTGCAGAATCTGAGGTTACAGTTTCACCTACGCTAAAATTATTTGTAGTTAATTTTGTTTCAAATATTGGAAAATGCTTCTTAGCAAGAATCTTTCCAGAAGAATTTACTACATCAAATGTTCCCGGAATTTCTCCACTAGAGATGAATTCTGACATATTAAACGAAATATTACCAATACCTCCAAGATTTTCTGTTACTCCAGTCAGAGTGTATAATTTATAATCATATTCAGAAGAATTAAATCCCTTTCCTGTAGATCCAACTCCTACACTTACATTCTCTACTAAAACTTTATCTCCTATAGAGAATGGAAATGAATTTACGGTACTAAACCCAACAGATAAAGTTGCCGTTGCTATGCCGGATGGCGAATGATAAGATATCAAATTAATTCCAACTCCAGATCCACTTTCTGTGGGGATGATAGTTGGACTTACATTGTTCATTCCATTTGTATTTTTAAGAATTTCTATATTAGATTTTCCTACTATTACTTTTAAATCAATGTCAGAAACAATTTTATTAGTTCTACCATCAAGAACTACCAACTTTGGTGGAATAGAGAAACCACGACCAAATGATGTAATACCAATAGATTCTATAGATGCTAAAGATTCTATTTTTATAACTTGAGGTAAAATAGTTTTTGGATTTAGTGTTTTGTCTGAAGGATATTTAAATCCAATATCCTTCAGCACTAATGACTTCATAGATCCAATTCCCGTTCCAAAAGTTTCAAAAATAGCACCATTACCAGAACCTGATATTACTGTGGTTATTCCAGGTAATGAATAATAATTTGATCCTGAGTTTGTAATTGATACTTTTGAAATTTGTCCATATGTATGAGTACAATCTGTCTCATAAGAAACTGAAGATGCTCCATAGGAAGATTCTTCCGGAACATTCTTAACACTATAAGTAAACGATGTAGTTGTGCCTACATTTATAACATGTTTTCCATTATAACCACTTTCAATTATACTTAATTGATTTCCAGAAATAACTTCATTATCTACAAAAACTCTTTCCTTAACTTCTGGGATGTTACTCTCAGATAAAGGATGTAGTTTGTAATACAAAATTTTGGGTATATCATTATTGACTGTTAAAGTTGCTTTTGCTCCAGCAGTTCCAATAGTTCCTTCTTTCACATATTCGAAATTTTTACTATTATTTGTTTTATTCCAAGTTTTAGTAAAGTTTCTATCCGTATACAAATTAAATTCAAATGCGGAATATTTTGTTCCTTGAGTTGTATATGAAAGTGATTCGTCAGATAAATCAAATTCGACTGTGGAATTTTTATACAAATTAATTAATGGATTGATTGGATTGATTGTTCCATTAGATGCACTTGTAATTCCAATAATTTTGGGTTTTTCTTGAATTGAATCAAAATAAGTATTTGATAATTTTATTATATTATTATCAACTTTGACAACATAATACATTTTTTCATTCTCTAATCCCACAGAAGAAGAAGTAGAAGTATGAATTACTTTATCACCATTATCAAAACCATGAGATGATATTGTAATACTGTCAGTAGATGTGTTTACTCCTGCAGTTGCAAACCCAACTGGATTGACAACAAGTCTAGAGTTATAGTCATCATACTTTACAATTATTGTTTTTGCATTTTGTGGATTAACTGTTACAAAAATATTATGCGGGGAACTAAGTCCATGAGTTTCTGCAGTAGAAACGGTGACTAAATTTCTCTGAACTTTTCCAGTAATAACATTATAATTTGTTGAGAAACTATGAGTGTCTCCAGTACCTACTGTTCTAAAAAATAATGTGGATGAGTCTGTATTTGCTCCTCCAACAAAACTTCCAGTAGTTCCAAGTCCAACTCTTACAGTTGCAATTCCAATCAAATCTTCAGTTATTTTTGCAACAAATAAAGTTTGACCATTGGATAATGTTATTCCAACTCCAACATTGGTTTCATCTTGAACAATAATACCATTTCCACCTGTTCCTGGTGAATATGTTAATTGATCACCAGTATTTAAATTGTGATTTTTTATGAAAATAGTTTTTGATGGAATAACTACTTGAGTTGCACCAGATCCTGGATTTGAAAATACAATTGTTGTTACAATACCAACACCAGAAGTTGTTCCTAATCCAACAGAATTTGATGGATCAAAATATATTTGCTTGTTTAAGGTATAATTATAATCAGTCCTAAAACCTGCATTAATTTTAAGTTTTCTTGGACTTTCATATAAGTGCTTACCTATCGTGTGAGAGGTGCCTGTAGTACCCTCTACTGCCCTTAAAACTCTAATTCTAGAGGATAGGGTATCGACATTCAATACTTTAACTTTTTCTGTTCCAATACTTAAAATATCATTTTCTCTAATATTTGGATATATCAAATCTCCATTAACTCTAAAGTATGTTACTATACCTGTAACACCGTCAGTTCCTATAGCTACTCCAGTGCTTCCTATTCCAGCAATTGTTAATCTATTTGTAGAAATTCCTGCAATATAAGCACCTTCAATCTTAGATGAAGTTGTAGATAAACCTGAAATTGAGATCGTATCTAAATTATTAAAATTGTGTGGATTATTTGCAAATATTAAATATTCCCCTTTAATATTTGAGGGGTAAACTTCAACATTTTCTATTATACTTGAAGCAACACTAATATTATTTGCAGACCTTCCTTTTAATCTACTAACCCTGGCAAATGCTCCATATCCTTGAGTTCCATTATTATTAAATACTAATTCATCATTTACTCTATATTCATTACCACCAGTTATGATGCCAACACTTGAAATTTTTCCAGGTGTTGTGGATGAAACCGTTGCTGTTTGATTCAACTTGTTTGGGATATAAAGATATGGATATCCTGATTCATCCTCAATTAAATTGAGTGGTTGAGTGTTTCTTCTCCAACCATTTTCTTCAAGATCATAATCATCTTGATTTGAACCCAATTGATAATTAAATTTGTTTGGAACTGATTTGTAATTTTCACCTAAAATATATGGAAATACTGGTTCTCTATATTTTTTAAATACTCCAGAAGTAGAAGAAAATTTATCATTAATAGTAATAAAGTATGCATAAGTTCCTTCCGGATAATCAGGAGTTATGCAAAATCTTCCATTATTTTCATCAAGAACTGTTTCGTCAGAAACTTCATTATAAGTATAATCTTCTACAAAAAATCCTTCTGGGAATATTGATGTGAGTGGTCTACCTTCTTTAATATCAAGGGTATATCCAGATTTCATCTGGGATATCACACCTCCAGATTTTTTTTGATATGCATATGGACCATAAATTGGATTTCCATCATAAGCAAATCCAATAATTGGAGAATGTTTTGATGAAGGTTCTTCTATACTATTAACTTTTCTTAAATCAAATTCACCATAAAGAGTAGTTCCATCTTGACTTACTGAATTAACTGTTTCTCTTAATGTTCTCGGAGCATACGCATGGGAATATTGTAATCCAAATTTACCATCAACTACAATTCCATCATCTTTAGTAAAGTATGATGAGTACTTGCTATAAAGATTAACTCTCCACGATTTTAAGTTTGCCTTGAACTCAGGTAAAACTTCAGTAGAACCAGAATTGATTACATCTATACTAGTTGTATCTTTAGAATATCCAGCTCCACTTTCGATAACATTGACTGCAGTTAAAGAACCATTTTCAATTATTGGAGTAACAACAGCGCCAATTCCAGTTCCATTGATAATAAGATCTGGAGATGAAAAATATTTGCTACCAGAATTTAAAACAATAACCTGAACTATTTTTCCATTACTTATAACTGGTTGAATCTGGGCGTCAATTCCAAAATCGATAGTTATTTGTGGTTGATGGTCGTGGTTAATGATTTCAGATGATCCATATCCAACACCATTATTTTCAAGATGTACTGAAGTTATTTCTCCTCTAACAATAGGTTGAATAGATGATTGAAAAGTTTCTAATCCTATTGACGATATTCCAACTTTTCCAATAAGAGTTGTTGAAATTTCTGGATAATTAAATATGTGAGTTCCAACGCCAACAGAAGTTATATTGACATATTGATTTGTCCTATAATAAAATTCCAAGTCTGATGCTGGACCAACTTCTGAAAGATTAAAAGAATTTGCATCAATTTTAGTTACATAGTATTCGGTATTTGTCGAAAGACCAGAAGCAATTGTTCCTTCATGAGTATATTTTACTTTTTCTCCAGATTTGTAATCATGATTTGAAATTAAAACTAAATTCGAGACTGTGCTAATTCCTGTAGATGCCGATGCAGTTCTTTTTTTATTTTCATATCCAATTCCACCATCGACAATATTGATAGAATCAACTATTAATTTTTTATCTGCCGATTGTAGGGAGTGTTTTCCAAGACCATATGATGTCAGATATACAGTATTGATTCCGCTTATGGCATCACCTTGAGTATTGTGTAATCTAACAGTAATATTATCAATTGTAGAAACAAAATATGCAGAATTAGTTACTATTCCTACAATTCCATTTTGATCTGATGTTTTATAAATTACTTGTTCGGCATTTTTAAATTTATGGTAAGTAGAAAATCCAATTCTAGATTGAGTTGCTGCAGTACCAACAATTACATTTGCAGATGCAGTATCTGCAAAAAATTCTACATTATGCGTGATAGATTTCATATTCACTCTACCAACAGCACCTGATCCATTTCCTCCAGAAATTTTCAATACAGGAGTTTCTTGATAATCAAATCCGGGATCAACAATCCTAAATTCCTTTATAGAACCAGATACAGCAACATAACCAGTAGCTCCAGTTCCAACTGAATCTTTAATAATTAAATTTGGAACATTTATTATATCAATATTTGACCCTTTAGAAAGAACTTCTATATTTTCAATTTTACCATACTTAATTATATCATTTGATTTATAATTTAATATTTCAACTCCATTTACAAGAATACCCGTAAATCCAGGTTCTGTTTTACTAACAACTCCAGTATCAATTGGAGTTGATATTTTTCTCAATAATTTTTGCGAGGTTAATGTTTTGCCATTAAACTGATACGGTTCAATTAAACTATTGTTTACAGTAGTTTCTTCAGTAAGAGTTTCAAAATTTGAATTGAAAATATCAGATCTACTTTTTGCAAATTTTACTGCAGATCCATCTATTCTCTTAATGAAATATAGTCCATCATTAAAAAGTCCTGTACTACGAACTTTTCTAGTTGAAGAGTTTCCAGAATCGTCAATATAAGTTTCATCAACAATTTGTGCAGAATAATATACAGAATCTCCTGTATAAAATCCATGTTCTTTTCCTGCTAAAATTTCAAATTCACTTCCAGTAAAAGTTCCGGAAAATGTAATTTTTCTAGATGATACATCTAATGGTTGTGAATTATAACTCGGTATAGATGGAGATGCTATTAAATAATCTTCGGAATTATTTTTATAAACATTATCAATATCAGTAGAATAAGTAGAAATTTCTGGGAATGTATTTGAAGATGCTTTTTTTATATTTCTTTGAATTTTATAAGTCAAATTTAAATCAAGATCCCCTTGACCTGTTACTAAAAATGTTTTGTCAGATATTACATCGATTATATTAGTTCTTTTTCTAGTACCATTATTTAAAATAAATTCAGCAATATCTCCAGGTTTAAAATTTGGAATAACATTTAATATTACTTTATATGTTTTAGTAGAAGAATCAAGTAATATTAATTCTTTTATTTTATAAAGAGGTGCTACATTATAAAACCATTTATTGGTTTTTTTATTATTTTCCGAAATACCAAGGGTAGAAATATTAATTTTTCCACCTTTCAATAAATCAGATGTATTTGTTGGCAATTCTATTGTTTTTAAAACAGAATTAATTCTTACTTTTATTATTTCATCTTGATTTAGAGTAGATCTTCCGTATGAAAATGTATTGACTCCAACTGTGGATGCATTGAGTATAGTTCCTGTTAAATTTGTAACATCAAAAAATTGAGTTAATGATTTGGATGTATATGACACTACACCCGCAGAATTATCTTCATAATTTACATACAATTCTCCTGTAGATCCAAATCCAACAGTTGAGTCAACATCTAACGAAGTTGATCCTGAAGAAAACTGTCCAATAACTCTCGTAGAGGGTTCTACTTCAAATTGTCCATATAAAGATCCATCTACACTAATATCTCTGTTATATCCACCATCAAAACTAATTTTATAAAATGTCTGTCCATACCCAACAGATATTTTTTCAACATCTGTAACTGGAGCATATGCATTTTCTATGCCACTGCCAAATTTATACTTACCTTGAAATAGGGTAGCATTTTGTAAATTTATTGGATCTCCATCAATAGATTCTACTACCAGATCATTGGTAATTCTATATTGTGCATTTGATGGTGAAATCAAAAAATCACTAGGTCTTATAATTTTTACATCTTCATTGTATAGAGCTTTAAATAATATTTCAAAAGAAATATCTGTTCCTTTACTTAAGTAAAAATCTTTTGATTGTTTTAGAAAAATATTTTGATTCAATCCTGAAGTTAAAGTTCTAGACTCAAATCCAGGTAAAAACTGATGTTTTGTTTTTAGTAAAAATTCCTTTAAAAATAGACAACTTAGGTTATTAATAATAGATTGATCTTTATGATCATCAGATTCCGTTTCTGCAAATACAACTTCCTCATTATTCAATTCACTTTTATATGAAGTAATTCCAACAAATCCTCTAATACATCCAGTAAAAGAAAAATTGGTTTTTCCAGTATAAGTTATTATTTCATTACCAATTTGCAAAAGGCCATATGAATCTGGAAACCCATTAGTTCCAGTCGGTGATGAAGTATCAACATTGATGGTTGTTGCATCAAAATCCAAATCTCCATTTAATACTACAGATTCGCTTAAATTAGTAGTTTCATCTACCTTTACATATTTGTCAATATTTTGAATAAGATCGACAGGACCACCTTGATACTCCTGTCCAAGATAATATTGTTTTAAAAATTCCGATATAAGTGGATAATCATCCTTCACATAATTGGGAAGTTGATTAGATACGATAGTATTAAACTGAACTCTAGTTTCTGACATTTTATGAGTTTATCTTCTTAGTATGAAATTGAACCGGATGATGAGGATCCAGCATTGGATATTGTTGTTGCCGATTGTTGAGTAATTACATTAGAAGTTGATACCGAAGATCCTCCTGTTGCATTTCCAGATGTAGAAGTTGTTTCTGGTCCACCTGAACGAACTAAATTACCATTTGAATAACTAGATGATACAATATAACTTGAAGCAGATGGATCGAGTCCAGATGCTATATCATCAACAACAGTTTCAAAATTGCTGCTACTTATATCTAGTTGCAAATAAAGATCCTGCAATCCAATAACATCATTTGAAATTGGAGTCACTGCAATTTCAATAATTGGTCGATTGTCTTTCAACTTTCCTGCTAAAATATTCAAAGGATTTAATGTAATAGTTCCACTTATATAATTAATCCTACCAACATTTCTTCTAACAATAGTTGGTGATTGTGAACCAATATTCGGTAGAGTAAACAAGAAAAGAGAACCTGTTACTCTATTAGTGTCAGGAATATCTGATAAGTATACTGCTGATTGAATGCCAGCAATTGTAAATGCAGATGTCTTTATATTATATCCATTCATATTGTTAATGTGAAATGAATTTCCAAAAGAAATTTGATATTCTGCAAAAGAGTTTAAAATAACTCCCAAATCTCTTCTCATAATTATATTTGTAATATTGGAAGTTACTGATTCATGACTATCATCAATCATTTTCAAAAACTTACTGTATTTAAATCTTGCGCCGTATTTGTTCAGCTCAGTTGACTCAGAATACTTTGTTGTGTTGTTTTGAACAATTGTAGAAACAAAAGTTGCAGATGGTGCAAGATTTGTATTGTAATAAATCTTTGAATTGACTTCTAGATACAAATATTTGAGATCTAAAATTTCTGGAACAATTCCTGCAACTGCATACTTCTTTAACTTGTTTTTAATATTATCTTTTATCAGATTTGGTATAAAATCGCCAAATCTTGGTTTAATGCTAATAAAAACTTTGCCATATTGTGGTGGAATTAACTCTTCACCACCAAAAACAGAAATTGACTCAGTTTCTGGATAAATTTTTGCAGGAATAATTGTTTCATAATCGTTTGCAGTTAATGCTCTATTCTGAGATGCATAGATTCTTGGAGCAAATTTCTTAATTGACTCTACACCCTCAATAGACTCTCCACCAGATGAAGATAACCCAGTAGATAATTGAGAAATTCCATTTGTTACGGTATATTCTTGAGAATTTCTTACATAAACTAATCTACCAGCAAAAACAAAAGAATTCACTCCATTTGCAGAGTCGCCATTAGATGTAATGTAATCTGCGGTAATAAAATTGTTATCATCAAGTTTTTTTCCAAAAATATCATCACCAAAAATAATTTGATATCTTTCATCATCAACTTCTTGCAGATAATATACTTTTGATTCAGAATTAATATCAAAAAGACTATCTTGACGACTATATTTTACTCTTCTAGTTGATTGTTGGTTTGGATTTACTAAAACATTAATTAAATCAGTATCAACTCCAACATTAGGAAGAATGAATTTTTGATTGGGATTTCTTGCACTATATGTAAAATTTGATGTTAATAAATTACCTTCGTAAATTGATATATTGGAAAAGTTTGCTTCTCCATCAATTACGGGAACTGTTATATCATTTAAAATGGAATATACGAATGATTGATTACCAAAACTTCCAGAAGAAGTTGCTACAGGTCCCTTCTTAAGAGTTATAGTTGATGGTGTAGGTGTTATATTTGATGTATCAATAAAGAAAGAGATATTTGCAACAGCGGCTTTTCTTGATCTGGGAAGATATCCAATATTTCTTGCTAATGATACGACATTTTCTCTTAATGTCGCACTATCAATAAACACTTCATTTGCGACCATGTTCGCATTATATGAAGTGATGTATGTATTATATGCCAAAACATCAAGAATGGATGAAAGGTTGGACCCTTCAAAGTCATAGTCAGTAAAATTAGAGTTCTCTTTTAGATATTCTCTAAGTGTTGATTTAACCTGACCAAAGTCTAGGTTTGTGTAGTTAGCTAATGGCATTTTTACCTAGTTTGTTGCAAAACAAATTGTAAATCTTGTATAGGAACATCTACTCCAACTATGTTATAGATAATTCTCACATTAAATTCATTATTATCAAAATTAGGTTCTGCTTTTACATCTAACAAATCAACCCTTGGTTCGTAATTTGTAATAGACTGCCTAATCTCATCTATAATCAATGATCCAGAAATATCATCAACATTTTCAAATAAAGAGTTACTAATTCTAGATCCAAAATTTTCATTGAAAAATTTTTCACCTGGAGTAGTAAATACAATATTTCTTAATGAACGAGCAATTGCTTGCTCATTTTTAAGCGCAATAAGATCATCAGTCAGAGGATGTCTCTGAAAAGTCATACTGATATCTTTAAATCCTTGACTTATCCTCTCTAAAGGCACAAAAATATTGCGATTATAACTTATTTATTAAGGTATGAGATCAAAACTCATTAAGTGTCATCGGTTCAGTCTGAGAAACTATCTCATCAACTATAAAAAGGTCAGTTTCTTCAAGAGAATCGCGTTTTTTGGGTGTTTTTGCATCATTTGCAATTTCACGAAGCATCTTCTGATGCTGATCATTAGCTAAGTTGTCTAAAAAGTCTGTCATTTTTAAAAATTAGGGGTTTCTTTGTCTGTATCACTATTTAATTCACTAGATTCACGCTCTTTTGCGGTTTTCCAGAAATATTCATCCTCACGTCCCATTCCAAGACGCTCAAATCCATTCTCAACTTGATAATATTGAGTCGAAACCTTGAAATCAGGCATTTTTGGTTCAACAGGTGTTAAACTATTGTCAAAAATACGCATTCTATTGTTTGGATATAGTGCATACTGTCCATTTTCCAATTCAATTAGATTATGTGACTTATGTTCTGCTGGATTTTCACTTGTTGCATAATCAACTACCTCAGGATCTTGATGATAGTTGTCTATTGTACAAATATATGTACCTTTCTGAATACCAAAGTCTCTTGTATACAATTCATAGTCCATTGAACCAATAAATTGCTTCGTTATTGCTACAACACCATAATCCATACAGTTCCAGAACTGTAGGTTAGGAAGGTCCATATCGGGGTCTGGAACCTCCGGAGACGAGACAAACGCACTAATAGGTAGTTTGTCATACATTGCTGCATATTCGGGTAAATACGTCTCAAAATAAAAAGTGCGCCCAGGTATCGATTTACACGATACCCA